CGTGAGCGACGTTGTTTGGAGTGTGATCATCGCTGGAAAACGCTGCAATCACCGGAGGAGGAGCTTCATCCGTCGGTGCAGGTGCGATTTTTCCGTTGGAACTCGCCTAGCGGCAGAAAACGGCGAGTAACGCTGGAATACGGGTCTAAAGCTGTTTAGACTGGGTATAACGTTGCACTTTGCGTCATGCCTGGTCATTACGGAGCCAGTGGCAAGAAAAAGCCTAAGGGCAAGAAGAAAGGCAGCAAAAAGATGTGATGGCTGCTCGTAAGTTTCGCAAAACCCGCAAAGATCCCAAGACTGGGGTAGCACAGAAGTACCTTTCTGGCTCCAAAAATCGAGCCGCCAAGGCGGCAGAGATTAAAGAGACTGCCAGAAAGTACAAGCGGGGCGAAAATATCGACGTTAAAGCCGTCAGCCGTTCCAGGAGCCAGCAGGATGCCAGCAAAACCACTAAACGAAAGAACAAAAAAGGCCCTAAGAGAAAAGGCTGAGGGCACTCGCTTTACTTACGGCGAGTTGGCTCAGGTCTATCGTCGCGGCCAAGGCGCATACCTGTCTAGCGGCTCTCGTAACGTTTCCATGGCTGCTTGGGCAATGGGGCGTGTCAACAGCTATATGTCAGGTAAAGGCGGAGCCCGCAAAGCAGACGCCGACATTTACAAAAAATCTCGCGGGAGGAAGTAATGGCTGATGTCGGCACTACCAATGTCGACCGCTTCACCAACACGGTCGAATTCACTGGAAACGCAATGAGTTCAGTCGGTGACTGGCTCCAAGTTCATGCACACTCTAGTGAATACTCTTTTGCTGCAAATGTAACAAGTAGCGGCAATTTTACTCTTGCATTAGAGGCAAACTTTAACGGCAACGGCAACTGGTTCACCATTGATACCAGTAAAACCATCAACGAAGCCGGTCAATACGTTTACTTTTACACTGGCAAGGCAGCCACGTTGATTCGGATGCGAATTGCGTCCATTGCATCTGGCACGGTGGCTTTAACACCGCATATCGTCGTGGCTTACCACGGTTAAAGAGTTAGACTCGGAGTTATAGACCCTTCCTATGTCTACTCATGGCCATCCTTCGCGGAGAGCAAGGTGCGGTCCAGTTTGACGCTGCTGGTTCTTCTAACGCCACCATCGTTGG